ATCACCTCCCGGAGAGTTGATCCAGAGGGTGATGTTTCCATCGCCTGCATGCAGTTCATCGCTAAATAGCTTGGGTGTTACTTCGTCGCCGAACCACGTCTCATCGGAAATTTCCCCGTCGAGGTAGAGCGTTCGGTCGGAGCCAAAGCTGTCCGGCTCCTCGTTTCGCACCCAGTTCCAAAACTTTCTGGTCATAGTGCCTCCTTCTTTCTGAACCGGGTACTCCCGCTTTCGGGTTCCGGCTCGGTTTGTGTTTCCTTCGTTTCATCAGATTCCTCCTGCGTCTGTGCTGAGGTCGCAAAAATACCTGCGTCCTTGAGCTTGGTCATATTGCCGTTGATCAGGTACAGGTCGCCGCCTTCCTCCTCCGGAATACGGTCGAGGTTTTCAAGCTCCCTGATATCGTTAGCGGACATCCAGCCGTTCTGGCGTCCGACCGCATAACCGTTCATGCGGCTCTGGTAGTCGCCTCTGAGTAGCCCGTCCACATTGAATTTGAAGAAGTATTCCTTCTTCTCGTCCGGCGAGAGCAGGGCTCTTTGCATGGACTGTTCCCAGCGGCATACCCACGGGTCGAGCGTGTATTTCACGAACTCCAGCGACTGCTGTTCGATGTTCGAGAAGCTCGATTTCTCAAGGTCGCCGATCATGTGAGGCGGGATGCGGAAGATACGAGCGATCTCGTTGATCTGGAATTTTCGCGTCTCTAAAAACTGCGCCTGTTCCGGTGAGATGGAGATAGGCGTGTATTTCATGCCTTCCTCCAGCACAGCCACCTTGTTTGCATTGGAGCTGCCGCCGAAGGCCGAGTTCCAGCTTTCCCTCACGCGTTCCGGGTCTTTTACCACACCGGGATGCTCCAAGATGCCGCCGGGCGTTGCTCCGTTCGCAAAGAACTTAGCGCCGTATTCCTCACAGGCTATTGCCATGCCGATGGCGTTCTTGGCCATTGCAATCGGGCTGTAGCCTACGAGGCCGTCAAATCCGAGACCGGGAACGTGAAGCACATCGGATGGCTGGAGTCTTACGCGGCTTCCATTCATCGTGTGTGCTTCATCCTGTGATGTTTGGTATTCGTAATAAAGCTCTCCGCTTTCATCGCGGTTGACTGTCATACGATTTGGCATCAAGGGATAGAGCGCGACCACTTCACCTTTGCCATTTCGGATGATCTGCGCGTAGGCGTTTCCCCACAGGAGGAGGTGCGTCATTAGCGTTTCCCGAAATACAAAGGAAGTCATTTCCGGATTCGGCTCATCGTGGAGCAGGAAGTATAGCGGATGATTTGTCGCTTTTTCCTTGCTGCCGCCTTCGCCGTATCGGTAGAGGTGGATCGGCAGGCCTGCAATCGCCTCGGATAGAATCCTCACGCAGGAGTAGACCGCCGTCATCTGCATGGCGGAGCGCTCCGTCACGGCTTTGCCGGAGGTCGTGCCGCCGAAGAAGAAGCGGTAGGAGCTTCCGGTCGTTGCATTGGTAGGCTTATCTCTTGAACGAAACAGTCCTGAAAATATGCTCATGTTGATCACCTGCCTTTCAGATAAATAAAATGCCTCTGCCGTCATAGACAGAAGCGCCGTTGTCGTTGCCGCAGCGGATCGCACGGTCAAGCGCCATGATGGTGGCGATGGCTCCGTCGATCTTTTCTGTAGATTTTTCTTTGTCAGCCTTGATGTTTCCCGCTGGGTCGGTGCGGATGAAGATGTTATCCATATTCCAGCGGAGCACCGGATGGCCGCCGTGGGCGAGCTTTTTCTCCAGCGTCAGCTTCATGAGCTCTTTTGTGGGCGGGCTCATATCCTTAAAGCCCTGTCCGAAGGGAACGACGGTAAAACCCATGTTCTCCAAGTTTTGTACCATCTGAACGGCTCCCCAGCGGTCGAAGGCAATCTCGCGGATATTGAAGCGCTCGCCAAGGCGTTCTATGAATTTCTCAATGTATCCGTAATGAATGACGTTGCCTTCAGTGGTCTGCAGTGCGCCTTCTTTCTCCCAAGTGTCGTAGGGGACGTGGTCGCGCCGGACACGGAGGTCGAGTGTATCCTCCGGTACCCAGAAGTACGGGAGGATCACATACTTGTCGTCCTCATCCCTTGGCGGGAATACCAGCACGAAGGACGTGATATCCGTAGTGGAGGACAGGTCAAGACCGCCATAGCAGACGCGGCCTTCGAGGTCGTCCTCATTGACGGGATAAGCGCATGCGTCCCACTTATCCATTGGCATCCAGCGGACGGCCTGCTTTACCCATTGATTGAGGCGCAGCTGCCTGAAGGAATTTTCCTCGCCGGGATTTTGCTTTGCCGACTCGCAGGCAGCTTCCACCTTATCGATACCGACCGTGATACCCAGCGACGGATTTGCTTTTTTCCACACCTCCGGATCAGTCCAGTCCTCGTCAGGCTCTGCGCCGTAAATCACAGGATAGAAGGTTGGATCGACCTTCCTGCCGTTGAGGATGTCCTGTGCTTTCTGGTGGACTTCATAGCAGATGGTGTTTGTATCATTTCCGGCAGTGGTAATCAGGAAATACAGCGGCTGCATTCTGGCATCACCGGAGCCCTTGGTCATGACATCAAAGAGCTTTCGGTTCGGCTGGGTGTGCAGCTCGTCAAAGACCACGCCGTGAATATTAAAACCGTGCTTACTGTAGGCCTCAGCGGAAAGCACCTGATAGAAGCTGTTTGTCGGCTCATAGATGATTCGCTTCTGGGAGGCCAGTATCTTCACGCGCCGGTTCAGCGCCGGGCACATTCTCACCATATCCGCAGCGACATCAAAAACGATGGTAGCCTGTTGTCTGTCGGCAGCGCAGCCGTAGACCTCGGCGCGTTCCTCGCCGTCACCGCAGCAAAGGAGCAGGGCGACCGCAGCGGCCAGCTCTGACTTGCCCATCTTCTTCGGGATTTCGATATAGGCCGTATTGAACTGTCGGTAGCCGTTGGGCTTTAGGACACCGAACAGGTCGCGGATGATCCGTTCCTGCCAGTCGATCAGTTCGAAGGGTTTTCCTGCCCACGTGCCCTTGGTGTGGGTGAGCTGCTCAATGAACATCACAGCGAAGTCCGCCATCTGCTTGCTGTAGTGGGAAGTCTCTGCCATGAAGCGGGTCGGCTTATAGTTTTTCAGTTTTCGCATTGGCACGGTGGCCGCCTCCTTTCAGGGCAAAATAAAAGACCGCCTAAGCGATCCGGTATCAGTACGAGAGAAAGAGCCTTCTGGCTCAGTCTCCCGGAATATTCGTATTCAGGGTTTGCTTTTTAGTTGTAGTTCTCAAGCAGGATGCAAAGCGCCATCTCTGCTTCCTTGCAGGTGGGATCAATGTCCCAGCCTCTGTCGTAGTTGCAAACGGTCTCGTCGTTAATCTTGATCATGAGCTTACTGATCCTGCCGCCGTTAATGCCGTAGGTCTCACTTGGCTCATCGTAGTGCTTTACCCAATAGTGGCATTTGGTGTATTTTTCCTTGTCCTTGGCATCAGGGATGCCGATAACTCCTTCGCTCCACATGCTCTTATGCCTCCTTTACCGTCATCTTGAAGGCCGGGATGAGCCGGTGCTCGTCGCTGCCGAAGTGGGTGTAGCGATCCTTGACCTTTATGATTCCGTCCAGCGTGCAGCCGAGCTCCTCGAATTTGGCGATGGTCTCAATCAGGCTTGAGAAGGTGGAGCTGATGGTGAATTCCTTGACTCCCAGCTTCCTGCAATCCGCGAGGATGGTCTCGATGTCGTCGTCCCAGATGACCTCGGCGAAGTTCGGCAGGTCGTTTCCGGCTTCCTTGCTGTAAAGGTAGGCCTGTCCCAGTGTCCACTGGCATCCGATTTCTTCCCAGCGCATTCCGGGCTTCGCGTTTTCTATGGCTTCGATTGTGTACTTCATGGTGGTTCCTCCTTGTGGTTGTTTTCCCTTTTGGTATGTACATATATCACTCTGAACGCCTGTAATAGCAAGCTATTTATCGAAATATATGTGACAATCCTGCGGGAACATTCGAGGCCGAAATTGTGTAGTTAGCCTTCCCCGGTCATGATGAATTTCACGTATTCAGACCGGTGTTCCTCAAGGTAGATAACCAGCTCGTAGAAGTCTCTCTCGTAGGCCAGCCGCTGCACCATGTTCACATCGAACATATTCGTAAGGCCGGTGTCCCGGATGGCGAGGATCTGCTCCTTTACCTTTTCATCCATGTCAGTCCACCACCTTTCGCACAAGGTCGATGCCGTAGATGACATTCAGGCCAGAGCCGTTGTCCCAGTTCACCATGAGGCTTCCGGTATCATCGACTCCCGTGACGGTTCCCTTGGTACCGGTGGGCGGTGCCTGCACATCGTCCATCTGGAGAAGCTCCACGCGGGTGCCTGCCGGGAAGCGGGAGCGGAGCGCGGCAAGCTCCTCTTTTGTGATCATTCGCATGCTGCCACCTCCTTTTCCGGTGCGCCGTTCTTCCAGCTGGAGTTGCCGGAGAGGTTTTTAAGGAGAATCTTGCGTTCTGCCTTGTACTCGTTTCCGATGAAGCCCAGACGCAGGAGGAAGCAGCGGAATGCATACTTCTCATTGTCGACTTCCTTTTCCGTGGCGCTGATGCGCTTCAAATCCCGGCTCATCTTGCCAAGGGCAGCAATGAAGTGGGTGTAGGCCTTGACCGCGTCCGGCTCCGGCATCTCGGTAAACCAAGGGAAGCTGACCGTATCCTCCGTGACCTCAATGCCAAGGTCGTCAATGCCGAGCGCCTTCTTGATGAGGCTTTCCTTGGCGGTGAGGAGGTTGGTGAGGTTTCCGACCGCTACCTTGTCGAGCGGGAGGCTGACCGTAAGGCCGGTAGCTTCGTCGTCGTTTTCTGCGGTGATTTCTTCGTCGATGCTTTCGACCTCCTCGGTATCCTCCGGTGTGAAGCCATCCGCGAGAAGGCTCTCGATGATGCGCGTGAGCTTGTCTGTGTCTTCGCAGGTGACGCCGCCTTCCTTATCGACGGTGATGTCGCCGATCTCGTAGGCGCAGGTTGGCATGCGCATGTAGACCGCCTTTTCACCGGTGAAATTTTCAATGGCTGCGACCAGTGATTTTCTGCCGTTTCCGGTTACGTTGTAATTTGCTTTCATGAGTGTGTTCCTCCTTTGTGAAATTAAGGTTTTCTTCTGTGCCTTTCGGCATGTATATACATCACTCTGAAAGCCTTATTTATCAAGCGATTTCCGACATTTTCTGAGGTAGAAAATCGTCAAATAATCCGGGCAGAAATTGTGTATTATACACCCGCCGTCGGAGAGGTTTCGACTTCCTTTGCCAGAGCGGAATAGAAGAGCTTTTCGCCGTTTCTTATTACATACACATTTTCCTCATCGCCGGTATCCTCCACGTAGCGCCGGAGGATGACAGAGGCGTATTTCGGATCAAGCTCCATCATGTAGCAGATACGGTTCAGCTGCTCACAGGCCATCAATGTGGAGCCGGAGCCGCCGAAGGTATCAATAACCACAGAGTTCTCCTGAGATGAATTCTGGATAGGATAGCCCAGAAGGTCGAGCGGCTTACTGGTCGGGTGATCCTTATTGCGCTTTGGCTTATCATAGTTCCAGATGGTGGTCTGCTTACGGTCGGAATACCACGGGTGCTTGCCGTTTTGCAAAAAGCCGTAGAGCACCGGCTCATGCTGCCACTGATAATCGGAGCGACCGAGCACGAGGCTGTTCTTTACCCAGATGCACACACCGGCGAGATGGAAGCCTGCGTCAATGAATGCCTTTCGGAAAGTCAGCCCTTCGGTATCCGCGTGGAAGCAGTAGGCGGCTCCGCCTTTTTCAAGATGGTCGGCCATGTTCTTAAAGGCTGCCAGCAGGAATTTATAAAATTCCTCACCCTTGAGGGAATCGTTCTGGATTGTAAGGCCGTCTGAGGCTTTGAAGGAAACGCCATACGGAGGATCGGTCAGGACGAGGTTTGCTTTTTTGCCGTCCATGAGCTTTTCCACATCTTCAGGCGAAGTGGCATCGCCGCACATCACGCGGTGCTTTCCGACCGTCCAGATGTCGCCGGGCTCCACAAAGGAAGCCTTCTCCAAAGCAGCAGTCAGGTCAAAGTCATCATCGGCGATATCTTTTTCATTTCCGGTGCCGAGCAGCTTATCCAGCTCACCGGCATCAAAGCCGAGGAGCGAGAGGTCAAAGGACTGATCCTGCAGGTCGGATAATTCGACCGACAGCATTTCCTCATCCCAGCCTGCGTTGAGCGCCAGCTGATTGTCCGCAAGGATATACGCACGCTTTTGTGCTTCCGTCAGGTTCTCGGCAAAGACGCAGGGCACGGTTTCATATCCTTCCTCGCGGGCAGCCGTAATGCGACCGTGGCCGACGAGGATGTTATAATCTGCATCAATGACCGCAGGACTCACAAAGCCGAACTCCCTGAGAGAAGCGCGGAGCTGTGCGATCTGCTCCTTGCTATGCGTCCGGGCATTCCGGGCATAGGGCACCAGTTTATCAATAGGTACCTGTTCCAATTTCTGTGTGTTCATTTACATATTCCTCCTGCTTCGAAGCAGCTGCTCCATCACGCTGTCCTGCGGGCTGCCCTCAAAGGGCTCGGTGCAGTTTTGCTTCACAATGTCATAAATCTCGTACCAGAGCAGGTTGGCCTGCTTCTGAAAGTTCATTAAAAGCTGTGTGAAAGGGCTCGCAATGGCAGCGCCGGTGGTCGGGTGCTTTCCGAGCATGCCGTATTTGCTGACCGCTTCGGAGCACTGAATGTACCGGGCAAAGGCCTCAGAGTAGCTTTCGAGCAGGCGCTTGTTTACCAGCCTCTCGCAGCCACGTTCCTTGAGCCACAGCCATGTTTCCTTATAGATTTCATCTGCGCCGAGGGGCTTGCCGTCCTTCTGCAGAGCAGAGAGGTAATCGTCCGGACTTGGCATATCCATGCCTTCCAGCTCTACACCGTCACCGATGTCGTCAACATCGAAGTCGGTCATGTCTTCGGTGAAGTCCGGCAGCTCCATACGCTTTGCAGGTGCGCCTTTCATTATTTTGTCGGCGAGGGCGTCCGGCTTGGAGCCAGCTTTGACACGCCGCCCGCCGCGATAGGTTCCGTCTTTTGCCATGTCGATCACTTCCATTTCTGTGGTGCAGGGTTTAATACCCTGTTTGAATTGCAATTTTTGCGTAAAAGACCCCGCGCCGTTTTCCGGGAAAACAGGTCGTAGAGATTTCACCCGCCCTACCGGTCGCCGCGCTCGTGGTGAATCTTCTCGTGGCACGAACGACAAAGGCTCATGAGATTGGACTCCTCGTTCGTTCCTCCATCAGCCAGAGGAATGATGTGGTGGACTTCCTCGACCGCGACGTAGCGTCCGGCCTTTAAGCACTGCTCACAGAGCGGGTGCTTGTGGACATACCTGTCACGGATTCGTTTCCAAGCTCTGCCGTAGCGTTTGCCGGGAGAGTAGCCGCGCTGGAACTTCTCGTAGTGTTGTTCCATCACCTTGGCGTGCTCCTCGCAGTAAACACCGTCGGTTAAGTTCGGGCAGCCGGGAAAGCGGCACGGTCGTTTTGGTTTCCTTGGCATAAGCCGCGCCTCCTTTCGGGCAAAGAAAAAGCCCTGCAGGATAATCCCACAAGGCTTGGTGGCTGCGCGTGCAGCCTTTTCTTTATTCTGTTTCGCTGATTATATACTATCATAAGTGGCGGGTGGGCATCTTAGGACAAATGTGGACATTTCGGGCGCATTTCATATTTCGATAGGTTCTTTTGGGAGAGACGCATGCAGCAGGGCGTTTCCGTGCCAGCGCCGGATGGTGCGGGCATCTGCACAAAGCTCGGTGCCGATCTGTTCCCATGTATAGTTATGGATGTAGCGGTACTTCAAAACCATGCGCTCGTCAGTGTCCGGAACTTCCTCGATCACTTCCCGGATCTGCTTTTTTAAGTCAGAGAGCATCTCAAGCTCCCGTGCAATTCTCTGTTCCAAGTCCCAGAGCTTTTCAAGCGTCCGGGCAAAGGGAGCCTCGGTGTTCCTTGAAGTCTGCACCCGGTCTTTATCATATTGGATAGCCGACACGCTGCCCGCCATCTCACGAAGGTTCTGGGCTTCCATCGTATCGGACTTGATTCTCTGATCAAGGCGGTAGGCCTGATGGAGATATTCTTTTACTGTCATTTAGGCTTAGCCTCCTCTCGTAGTTTTGTGATTAGGTACTCGCCGTCCACGCTCGTTAAGGTCTTGTACCAGCCGGAGCGGAAGAAACGCTCACACTCCATCGCGTCTGCCATAGCAGCCTGATTGCTGGACTTCTTTTTCAGGCGCTTTATGGCATCGCGGTAATCCTTCACGGCCTGCAGCACGATTGCATTGGCGAGGTTTTCATACGGATCAGCCATCACACCACCTCAGCCTTGACCGCGTCGATAAGTGCCGACTGCGTCATTTCTTTTTTGGTGAGTGCTCGCATGATCCGCTCATCAATGGTGCCCTTTGTGATGATGTGCTGAATCACCACGGTATGCGATTCTTGGCCTTGCCTCCAGAGGCGGGCGTTGGTCTGCTGGTAGAGTTCCAGCGACCATGTGAGTCCGAACCACACAAGGGTGGAGCCTCCGGCCTGAAGGTTTAGGCCGTGACCAGCAGAGGCCGGATGTATGACTGCTACAGGAATCTTTCCCGCATTCCAGTCAGCGATATCGCGGCTTGTCTTGATCTCCCGGACATTGAAGCGGTTCTTGATGCGGGATAAGTCGTGCCGGAACCAGTAAGCCACAAGGAGCGGCTTTTCATTGGCGGCTTCGATGATATCCTCCAAAGCGTCCAGCTTTCTGTCGTGAAACTCGATGATTTCACCGGTATCTGCATAAATCGCACCATTAGCCAGTTGGGAGAGCTTTCCGGTAAGGGATGCTGCGTTGGCAGCGGTGACTTCGCCGTCCGGGAGCTGCAGGATGAACTCCTGCTTCAAATCCTCGTAGCGGTCACGCTCCGATTCCGAAAGCTGCACCTCATAAGCCGTGGATACCAGTTCCGGCATCTTCAGGTGGTCAGTCGATTTCATGGAAATCGTGATATCCGAGATTTTCCGGTAAATGGCGTCCTCCGCATAGGGCAGCGGCTTGTAGGAGTAGATGATCTCGCCGTTTCGCTTGTCCGGCATGAAGTAATTTGTCCGGTACTGCGTGATGAAGCGTCCGAGGCGCTCACCCATATCCAGCACTTTGAACTCTGCCCACAGATCCATGAGACCGTTGGAAGAAGGTGTACCGGTGAGGCCGATAATGCGATGGAGCCGAGGTCTAACCTTCATCAGAGACTTGAAGCGCTTTGACTTGTGGTTTTTGAAGGACGAGAGCTCGTCGATAATCACCATATCGTAGTCAAAGGGAAAGCCGGACTCGTCAATGAGCCACTGCAGGTTTTCACGGTTGATGATCGTGATATCCGCTTCCTGCATAAGTGCTGCCTTTCGCTCCTTGGCAGTCCCGACTGCGACCGAAAAGGTAAGACCAGCAAGGTGGCTCCATTTCTGGATTTCAGAAGGCCAAGTATCACGGGCGACTCGTAAGGGAGCGACCACCAGAACGCGCCGTACCTCGAAGCTGTCAAATAAGAGGTCATATACGGCAGTCAGGCTGATGACCGTTTTGCCAAGTCCCATGTCGAGAAGGACTGCGGCCACGGGATGCTTTTCGATATACCGGATGGCATAGGATTGATAGTCATGTGGTGTAAAGTTCATCAAGCATCCCTCCAATCTGTGAAATATCGTCGATGACGTAAACCTTGAATCCCAACTTCCGAAGAAGGCGGTGCCTTGCCAGCTGCAGTGGGCGCGGTTTCTTTCCCGGAGCCTTAAGCTCCGCAAAAGCCATGACACCTCCCGGAAGAAGGACAAGCCTGTCCGGCATCCCGTCAAAGCCGGGAGAGACGAACTTGGGCGCGATGCCTCCCGTTGATTTCACTGCATTTACCAGCTTTTTCTCGATTGTCTTTTCATCTATTTTCATTTCCATTCATCTCCTTTGAGTGGACAAGGTGGGACAAAAGGACAGCTTTTTCCTATATTTATCTACGCGGGTGTACGCAGGTGCCTGTGTGGCTTCCTTTTTCTGCTTTGCTGGATTAAATAAAGGGAAAAAGTTGTCCTTGTCCACGAGGTTGTCCACCTATTTTGTGCGCTCGTACAATCGCTGACGTCCGTAAAAAGGCTGGGAAGCTCTGCGATTGGTGCGCTTCCAGCCGTCCACCTGTGTCATAAGTGCCGCGATGGCATAAGAGTCGGTGGGCTTTAAGTCAGCGATATTCCTTCCGAAGCATTCACACCAGATTTCCGCATTGCTGACCTCGGTGCGTTCCACTGTGCCGGAATCAGAGGTGATGTCGTCACCATCAAGGAAATTCCGACGCTGGTAGAGATCCATCTCAGACCAGTTCTCCGGCAGGAGCTTTGACAGGTACTGTTCCACGAGACCTTGGCGCTCATCTGTTTCCATAGCGCTTCTCTGGGCTTCTTCAGCTTCCGCAAGAAGGTCACCTTCGAGATACAGCTTTTCGCCTTGCTCGTAGTAATACTTGGCCTCCGCCCATATCTGGTCACGTTCTTCGGGCGTAATTTTCCAGCGCACGGCATTTTCCGTCTGGCGGCATTTCACAATCCAGAAGCGACGGTTTCCGGTAATATCACGGAGATACCCATGTTCGCCGTTGACCGTTGCGACCACGACACACTGCCTCGGATGGCTTTCGACCACCTTGCCGTAGCTGGGACGGTACTTATCATCCGAAGTGGAGAGGAAGGACTTGACCTTCTCGATGTCGGCCTTTTTCATTCCGGCCAGCTCTCCGATTTCAATGATCCAGAAGCCTTGCAGCTTTTCTGCACCGGACTTGTCGTCCATGTCAGTAAGCGAAAGGGCGTCGGAGAAGTATTCATCACCGGCCAGAGACTTCCACATGGTGCTCTTGCCGATACCCTGTGCGCCGTCAAGGACGGGAACGGTATCGAACTTGGTGCCGGGATGGTAGATGCGGGTCACGGCGGCCACTAAGGTTTTTCTGGTGACTGCCCTGACATATTTCGTGTCATCAGCCTGCAGGCAGCGGATAAAGAGCTCGTCCACGCGAGGCACCTGATCCCATTCCGGCAGGTCATTTAAGTAGTTCCTCACGGGATGGAACCGGCGGTCGTCGGCCACCTTTGTGAAGCTGACATTGTGGTTTCTGTCTGAGAAGCAGACATAGCGGATGTCGATCATGGCTTTCAGCTGCGCCGTGTCGGCATCGCGCCAGAACTTATTGTCAGCGGGACGATCCCAAGGGACATCGCCGATCACCTGTATGCGATTGGCCATCTCGTTATAGGCAAAGCCCTGACAATCCGGATCGTTATTAAGGATCAGCATCTCGTTCCACACACTGTTTTGAAGGACGGTGCTGCGGGACTGATATTGGAGCTTGGCTTTCCAGTCATCATCGGAGCTGTCATCCGTAGCGGCAAACTCCTCACCGGCCTGCGCCTGCTTCTCCGAAAGCAGCAGGATTTTCACCTTGTCGCATCCGGAGGCAAAGTCCATCATGGCCTTATAGGACGGCATCTTCGACGGGATTGACTCATCCAGCACATCCTTGTCCAGATCGCTGAAGCGGTGGACGCGGACAAGGTCAAAGGCATTCAGGAGCTTTTTGCAGGCAGGGTCTGAGGAGTGATGCGAATACAAAAACTTATCTCCGTAGGAAACGGCACCGGCGGGACTGTCCGCAGGGATATAGTCGTAGCGGTTCTCGTCATCGGTCGGAGCATATACATCGGAGAGGAACTCCGGGATTACCTCCGAGATCGGATAAGCCCGGCAGAACGCACCGATGATTCCCGGCTTGGCGAGAGGATCAGCCTGCTTGCTGGCACCGTGATCCTCCACGCAGGATTCGCGGGAGGATACCGGCCATGTGCTGGAGTCCTGCCAGTCATCGTATTTGGCAAGGTAGGCATCAGGGTCTAAGGCATCGCCGTCCTTTTCCTTGAACACATACTCGCCATTGACGGAAGTGGAAGGCCAGTACATGAGGCGGTTGGCCTCGTAGGTGCTGTCGTCGAACATATCAATGCCGACTTCCTTGGCGAACATTCTGGCGACCGGCTCGTATTCCGGTTCACTGATTTCACGGGTGAGCGGGATCACCAGACGGAGCCTCGGATTTTCCGGTGTATGCTTATGCGTCGAGTGGCACAGGCACTGGTATGGGATTTTGCTGATGGTGGTATCCCACACATCCGGCTCGCCGTAGTCCATGTCGAGAGTCAGCATGGAGCGGCAAAGCACGTATCCCTTTTTCCGGCGACCGTTCCGAAGATGCCCGCCCACGAAACCGCCGATGTCCTTGATATCCGCCTGCTGGGCTTTGGACATCTTGCGGTATTCCTCTATGGTCTCCGTGGTGCGGACGGTGTTCTGAAATCTGGCCTTTAAGGCATCCATCGAAGTGTCGCCGTTTTTCCATTTGATAGCCTTGCGGCTATTGGCGGTGGCGTATTTCATCAGTCGTACACCTCCTGCGATTCATCTTCGAGCACCTTTGTGATGAACTTCAGCGCACGGATCATGGTCTCCAGCTCACAGTCGCCGCCGAGGGTAACCTCGAACTCGCTGCCGCCATAGCTGTCGGTGTGAGAACGGATATTTATATCTGTGCTGGCCAGATCCTTGATGCGGAAATAGGTGCGGCTGCCGTGGCCGGAGTCGCCTCCCTGAAAACCGTTCGTACCGGCTTCGACCTGAAGGATGTTGCAACTGATAACCTCACGGGTGTAAGTCGTGATTTCGGTGCCATCTTCGAGTTTTCTGCGTCTTTCTGTTACTTCATACATGGTGTTAGACCTCCTGACATTCTTCTGTGAAATAGCGCAAGTGGTAGCCTTTCCACTTGGCACGTTTGATTTCTGCTTCCATCCCGGATGAGATGCGGCTCCCGAACACCCAGACCTCGGCGCACTTGCTCATGAGCGCATTCCCGAAGAAGAGACCGAGCTCGCGTTCGTCGGCATCATCGTCATCAAGGAACTGCGGGTAGAGAAGGTGTGGTGCGATGGGAATGAAGCCCTTGTCCACGGCAAAGCGGCAGTAGCGTCTGGCCGCAGCCACGTTTCCCTCCACATCTCCGGAATAGGGAGAGCAGATGTAGACGATATGCCTAAAGGCACGCAGGAACTGCTTTTCATTGGCGGCAATCCGGGAGATCGCTTCACCGGCAGTCGGGTCAGGATAGCCTTCACTGTTTCGATAATCGTTACTCAAACCTTGAGTCCTCCTTTCCGGGCAGACTTAAAAGGCGTCCACCTCTAATTTCCACTGGAGATGAACGCCTGATTTGAGCGGACGATATTTAATCTTTTTTGTAGAAGGGCGTGGTGTACCCGTCTGCCCGAAGCTGTAAGCCGCGAGCCCACGGCGGTGTCCTGCCCATCTGTTCACAGAGAACGTCAAGGGACATGCGAGGATCAGCCTCGATAACCAGCTCGTCGTGGATGTGCATGACGATTTCGCAGTTCCGAAGCGTCTTCATGGCGTAGCAGAGAATGTCACGGCTGGTCGCCTGTACGATGTTTTCCACAAATTTCGGGCCGTATGAGTCGAGCCGCTCCCACTTTTTCGTGGCTCCGACGCCTTCATAGGTGATACACTCGCCGCCGAACTTGTTTGTGCCGACCTTGGGTTTTACATAGGCGAGGTTTCTGCCGGAGGGCAGTGTGATAAAGAGCATCCCGGAACGGCAGGAAAAGGTCAGACCATAGGACGAGGTCGTGTGCTTATGCTTTACGGCCTCCATGACCGCCCGGTCAACGTCCCACCAGAATTTCACGATGTGGGGATTTGTCTGCCGCCAAGCGTCCACCAGCGGAGGAAGCTCATCTTCGGACAAGCCCATCTCGATAGCGCCCATCGCCTTTAAGGCACCGACCGAGCCGCCGTAGCCGAGTGCGAGTTCCGCGATCTTGCCTTTTTGCCGCAGGTGGCCGTTGATACCGTGCTTCTCAACCGGGACATGAAACATCTGGGACGCGCTGGCGCAGTAGATGTCGCCGCCGTCTGCAAAGACTTTCTGCCGCCACATCTCACCGGCATACCAAGCGATGACGCGGGCTTCGATAGCAGAAAAGTCCGAAACATAAAGCTGCGTGCCTTCTTTCGGAATGAATGCCGTCCGGATGAGCTGCGAGAGCGTGTCCGGTACATCTTCATACAGGAGCTTCACGGCATCGAAGTCACCGGATTTTACAAGGGCGCGGGCATCGGCCAGATCCTCCAGATGGTTCTGCGGGAGGTTTTGTAATTGGATCAGCCTGCCTGCCCAGCGACCGGTACGGTTGGCTCCGTAAAACATGAACATGCCGCGAGCCCGGCCATCATCGCAGACCGCCCGTTCCATCGTCTGATATTTCTTGACGGAGGATTTGGCAAGTTGCTGGCGGAGTTCCAGAACGGTCTGAAGCTCGGAGGGTGCTGTCTTTATAAGCTCGGCCACGACCTTCTTTCCAAGGCTGTCGGTTTCGAGGCCGTTATCGGAGAGCCACTGTTTCATTTGCTGGACGGAGTTGGGATTATCAAGCTCTGTAATATCCTTCATGGCCGTGGTCAGCTCTGTCCGGGAGCGGCTATCCATCTCGATGGCTTCTTTTACCAGCTCCATGTCGAGCCGGACGCCTCTGTCGTTGATTTCCTGATCAATGCGATATTCATCCCAGACGAAGTCCGGCACCGGGAAATTGGTAAGGCGCTGCTGGATCGCCATCTCGACTTCGACGTCCCTCTGGTTATATGCCTTGAAGGTTTCCCACTTCTCAGGATCATGGAAGGGCATGTACGGGTGCGGCCTCCGTTGGCTTTTGTCGCAGCGCAGGGCACGGAGAAGTATTTGATGAGCGCTTTGCCCTCGTCCATCTTCTGATCTTCGAGCTTTAACACCTGACCGACGCCTTTTAATGAAAGCGGCAGTCCCATCGTGGCTGCCCAGACCATAGAGCAGCGCCAGCCTTCCGGATTTAAGAACCGGGCGCACTCCGTGGAGAGAGGGTGGTTATCATGGAATGGATCAAGGCTCACGCCAAGATCGGAAAGATACCGGGACAGGCAGACTCGTTCAAAGTTTGCGTTGAAAGCCCACTTTGTCACATCGTCGTCTGTCAGGGCATCGATGATTTCCTGCGGGATGTGTTCTCCCTGTGCAAGGTCAATGACCTGCACCTTGTCGCCATCGACCGCATAACCGAACAGCAGGATTTCAAAGTTCGGAGACTCCGCGTATTTGTAAACGCCGCACTTGTTCAGGTCGATGTCGGAGAAGGTTTCTATATCTATACTGATGTTTTTCAATCGGATCACCTCAATTCAAACAGGCGGCCTAAGATCGCTCCTAAGCCGCCTGCCGCTTTCGTTTTACTCCAAGGACTTCATGCGCTTCTCGTGATACTCGCGTTCATGTTCGGCCTGTTCCTTCTCACGCTGCATGCGTTCCTCATGATACTTGAGGTCGCGGGCGGCAGATTCCTCTTCGCGCTTTTCACGCTTGCGGTCGTTGAAAAAGTTCTGGATGGACGAGATCAGGATCACGATGCTGAAGATCAGCCAGATGGCGATCAGCGCAGTAAGCAGGATTGTCTGTAAAGTTGTCACTGTCATAGCCGCACCTCCATCAGTTCAGGAAATCTTCGTCGTCATCGGTAGCGAAGTCAGACTCTGCGCTGGCCTTGCCGCCGAGAGGCTCACCGTCACGGATCTTCTGCAGGTTATTGAGCCCGCAGGCGATTCCCTTGTTTCCGGAAGAGTTGAAGGCGTAAAACGTGATGCTGGCTCTGCCGTACACACCGGAGTACACCTCGGAGCGGGTCAGGATCGGGTTCAGGTCTGCGTCCACGATGCCGGGAGCAGAGGTGGCGTTGGCATTAACGAAGTAGGAGTTCTTGTAGGCTTCGTCGTCCGGGCGCTCTGCATCTCCGTCACGAAGAGGAGTCTTCAGAACGGAAAGAGCCGGTACGGACTTGCCGTTGCCCTTGAGCTTGGCCTCGCCCTCCTTGTAGGCAGCTTCGATGGCGGCCTTGATCTTGGCGATGGTCTTGGTGTCGGACTTCGGGATGATGAGGCTCACGCTGTACTTGGGTGTGCCGCCGTTCACGGACTTGGGCTCCCAGACGTTTGCGTAGCTCCAGCGGGTGTCAACACCGGTGATAACCTTCATGGGATTGCTGATTTTTACATTCTTACTCATTGTCGTTTTCCTCCATAAAATCATTTTTTGCTGTATTCATGGCCGGACGCTTGTCAGACTCCGGCACAAGAGTGGGTTTGCCCTGCGGCTTTTCGATGTAGGCCGTCAGGAGTTCATCAAAGCGAGACTTGCCGAGGAGCTTCTGCATGGCGGTGATGCCGAGCAGCTTCTTCTCATACGGGTCAAAGCCCGCTTTCTCGACCGCATCAATAACTGCGGCCTCGTTGTTGTACCTGCGGTTGGCTCTGCCCTCGACGAGCTTGAAGCCTGACCATTCCTTCCCGGAGAGCGCCTGCTGGAGAGCGTATTCCTTGATGTCGGAAGCCCAGCTGACCAGCTCGTCCACTTTTCCGAGAATGACCTCGATCTCCGTATCTGTGAGCAGAGGCGGGAGCTTGAAGTCGTGCTGCGCGAGCTTTAAGTTTGCTTCGGCTCTGGCGCGGCACTCATTCTTGGCCTTACAGAAGCCGCACCATTCGCCGCACAGGAAGTTCCCGTCACCGGCAAAGGCCAGCTCTGCGGTGGGCTTTAGGACTTCATACGCCCAGCGGTACAAATCTTCCTTGCTGATCTCGTAGGTGCTTACATTCTGGCGTCTCGGCTGATAGATGGTCATGGAAACCTTGTCGATGTCGTAAAGCGCATCGAAAAGCTCCAAAGCGCCAAGGCTGTAACACTGCATCTGCGGATTTCCCTCTGCGGAGACTAAGACGCCAAGACCGTGCTTGTAGTCGATCACACGGAGCGTGCCGTCTGCGATGATTATGCAGTCGGCGGTGCCGAAGCCCTGTTCTACCCAGCGGGAGAAGTCTACGCGCTGCTCGATCAGGACGACCGGATCAGCGCAGGTTTCCTTGGCGGCCTCGACCTGCTCCAGCACATATTCGGCATAGCCGCTGGTGCAGTCTTCCATCTCCTCGGAATACCACTTGAGGCTTTCGGTCGGGTCTTCCGCAGGTAGTCCCAGCGCGGTCTTTAACTTGAACTCGCCAAGCGCATGAGCGTCGGTGCCTTCTGCAGCGTAGTCGCTTCCTTTATCCTCGTAGGATTCACAGAGCCTTGCCGACGGCGGGCAGTGGAGCCAGCGGTCAGAGCTTGAAGCCGACAGGATCGCGTGTGCTTTAGCTGCCATTGCCGATCACCTCCGCGTCCTTCATCAAGGCTTCGTAGTTTGCCGGGTCAACAGCCGAGAGCTTTTCGGCACCATACTTCTGGAGCAGGGAGCGTACCTCTGTGGTATGACCGGCGCGGGACTTTTCGGCAAGGACGGCTCTTACGTCCTCCAGCTTGATTTCCAGCTTCGGCTTTTCCTTCTTGGCCTTGGCAGGTGCTTCGGGAGCCGTCGCCTTGTCGCCGGAAAACTGCTGGTAGAGCCAGTCGGCTGCGGCATTAATAGAAGCAGCAGCGCTTCTGAGTTCTTCGATGGTCTGTGCCATTTCTGCCATCTTTGACATTCGTTTTTCCTCCTTCCTCGGATTTGCTTGCGGCAAGGATTGAGAGGTTCCTTGCCAGTCTGGCGGATACGTGGCTGATGGTATTTAGGAGCTTGATCTCCTCGGCCACGTTGCCGCCGGTGTCTGCGTAACTGCGGTACATCATGTTCACCTCGCTTTCTGAAGGCTTTGTCTCTGTCCTTCACCTTCCACTGGAGATGAACTGTCGATTTGAGCGGAGGAATTTATAAAAAAGTTTTCCGGCCACCATCCCGAAGTGGGGCAGTGACCGGAAAGCTGTGGTTCGTGGTCTGGGTATTACTTGTCGCCGGTAATCCTGCGAAGGTCAGTGCGGTACTTCTTCATCTGATCAGCGAAAGTCTTCTGCGGGCGACCGAGCTCTCTGGCGATGGCACGGTCGGAGATGCCCTCCGGATGATCCTTCCAAAGCTGAATGATGGTATCGGCCTCTGGGTCAAGCTCGCGCAGACGGGAAAAGAGCTGCTCCAGCAGCATGCGGTCTGCGATGACCTCGTCCATAGGCTTGCGGGTATCAGGGATATAATCGCCGATGGTACCGTTGCCGTCAGGGAGAGGCTGATCCAGAGAAGATGTGTCGCCCGTAGCGTGGTACTCGCAGCCGATGCAGTCGCCGTCGCACTTCCATATATAACGGTATGGACACATGCAGCGCCCGTGATCCTGCTCCTTGTGGCGGATGCGGTCGGCTTCCTTATAGAAGGAGTCGTGCTGCGCCTTGGTGACCGGCACCTTCGCGCCGGTGCTGCGAACGTAGATGAAATAGGTCTTCTGTTTACTCTCGTTGTCATTCTTTTTCATAATGAAACCTCCAAGTTTCGAGTGATTCCCGAACCGGAGGCTTCATGAAAAAAGAGCGTGAAAGGCCGACCGGAACGGGAAATAAATCCGTTTCAGTTGCCAATCACGCTCGTAGATTGGGTTTATTTACTTGTGACCGCTATGGCCGTTCGAGCCACTCTGCATGCCGGGTGAGCGTCCGTAGCGGTGAGCCTTTTAATGCCTTGCTCAGGGCGGTGACCTTTATCTGAGATCCGCTTCGATGGCGTATAACTCGCTGAATACGTCCGGCAGATCACACGGATTCAGGTCTTCGACGCTGTGAGCGCCGTGTTTCTGAAAAACAGAGTCGACCACAGCCGATCCTACTTGGGAGCTGATAATAGACGCTGATTCTTCAATGCTTGTGATGTAGCTGTCTTTTTCGCTGGTTGTCATCTTTTGCCTCCTTCCTCGCAGCTCCCTTTCCAGTAGGTGCTGGTGGTCTCTTAGGCTTCACTGGAAAATCCGTGGCCAGCGGATTTATCAGCCTGTCTTTATTTTCGTAGATTTGGACTTGGGATTACATGGAGCGGACTTGTAGGAAACTTGGATTTGACTTGTACGGCAAGAACAAAAATCCCACCTTTAACTTCTCCAAGGCTAAGTGCGGAAAAGTCAAAGGTGGGATTGAAATTTACACAAATCTGTGATATAATAAAATATCGTCTGAAATTTACAGGTACACTTCACCTTACAAGGTGCGTTTTTAGGAGGAACGGGCATGAGCTACAGCTACAACAAGCTATGGAAACTGCTGATAGATAAGGGCATGCTGAAAAAAGACCTCATGGCAAAGACAAAGATCACATCTTCCACGATAGCAAAGATGGGAAAAGGCGAAGCTGTGAGTATGGATGTTCTTGGACGAATCTGCGCAGAGCTGGAATGCAATATCGGAGATATCGTCGATTATGTGAATGAAGGAAACTGATTCCGAGAGGAGGGACTTGTCTGTGACGCTTTGTTTTGCAGCGCTCATCAAGGTACTTAAAATATGCTCCAAGCCGAAAGTCTACAACAAGACCCTCTGTGGAGCAGTGGCAAAAACGATTGATGAGTATTATGGGGGTATATTAGAGACAGACGATGGCACGGTCAGCCATCTAATTTCTTGCGACTACAATCTTTCTCCCGAAAACATAGTGGAACCGGCTAAGGAGATTGCTTTTTCAAAAGTATCGAAAGGGATGACAAAGTTTGTGCTTCCCTTACTTGATGCAGATAAGCTCCCTCTTGGTGTTCTTGCGTTGCGCAGTATCGCTCTGTCCAGTGTGACGGAGCCCGACGCAGAAATTGGCCGGATGAAGCGGTCTGCCTTAGAATCGGCGACGGCATTCGATCCGGCGGACTTTCTTGCAAACATCTTTCTATATACGGCGATTGCTGTAGAGAACAAGAGTGGCAAAGACACAATTGACCTTGTTGATAAGTCCTTTGTAGAAGGCTTTGAAGCACAGCGGGCTTCGATAAAGCTGGAGCCTGACACGATAATTGAGCCGGTAGAGCTTGACCGGACATTGAAAGACAGCGATTTTGATGCCGTATTTCGTAAAGTTCAATGCGACGATGACCTTGATCTGAAGAATAAGAGTGGCCTGAACCTGTACTATTTGGATATTTCAGACTCCGCCTTTGATTATATGGCGCTGAACGAATATCTTTTTGATAGCGTGGGAATGTATGTTTATTCCCGGACGCAGATGAAGGCGTTCGAGGATAAGAAAAAGATCAGGAGCATGGGAGCAAAAGCCCTGCGTCTGATGAAGGCCAATGGAAAGCCTGATGAAAAAGGTACCGGAAACGAACTCGGCGAAATGCTGCTGTTTGCATTTCTGGAAGATGGATTGCACGCGCCTAAGCTGCTTAGCAAGGTAGAAATAAGTACGACGGCCAGCCAGTTCAGCAGCAAGAGCGATTGTGTCCATTTGCTTAAGAGAAAAGTGAATGGCGAGATCAGCTACCAGTTGGTTTTTGGAGCGTCGTGTATAAATGGAAATATCACGAGCGCCATCGACAGTGCGTTTGAAGTGCTCGCTGCCATAAAAAACAGGCGGGTAAGAGAGCGCCAGATGGTCGATAGCACTCTGTTTAATCATACATACGATGATGAAACTACGGAGCGGCTTCGTCAGATACTCGTGCCGAGTAAAACAAGACAGACAGCGCCCGATATGGCTTTTGGCGTTTTTATTGGTTATACGATTGATGCTGAGGCCGACGATAACGACGCTTTTAGAGCGAAATGCATGACGCAGATGGAAGCCGATATTAAGGCGGCAATTCCCTATATCGAGAAAAAGGTCGCTGACCTTAAACTTGGCATGCATTCATATTATTTCTACTTCCTGCCGTTCAATAACGCGGAAGAGGATAAGAAGCAGATAATGGACGAGTTGTTGCTGGGAGGTGTGGATTAAATGAATGACACTACTGGCACGCTTGGATATGCAATATTCACCGGCTTAGAGAAGAACGAATACCTCAACGAAATATACGATGCGTTGCTGCATAATGACTTCCTCCGGCTATTTTGTATTAACGATACAGCACCGAAGGCAGTCAGTACGGAGGATGCCTTGAGGTTTGCCGACCTGCTTTCAAAGTCCGTCAACACAGAGCAGTCCGAGCGCCATCGTTCTCTGGCACAAGAGATTATTACGCTTTTGGATATGCTGAATCCTAACGATGAGGAAATTCAGTATGTTATGGGTTCGGTGCTTTCGAGTACAAGCAACTATCTCGGCCTTCAGCACAGTGTCCCTGATTTTCAGGAGAATAATGTTTTTGACCGTTTGTCAGATGAAGTAAACAGAGACTACCTGCGGATTCCATCTCAGAAGACTGGCTATTTCCTAAGATCACAAAAGGCCGTATACGACCACATGACCGAGGATGAGTATTTTAGTTATTCCGGGCCGACATCGATGGGTAAGTCCTTTGTAATGAGGACATTCATCCGGGAGCGAATTAGAAAAAGCCCGGATTGTAACTTCGCAATTCTTGTACCTACAAAGGCTTTGATAAACGAGGTGTCAAAGGAAATTGCCGACAATCTCGGCGAGCTTCTGCGGCAGCACGATTACAGGATTATCACCTCGGCAGGAGCTATGATCCTTCAGGAGAAGAACGAGCACAGATATGTTTTTGTTATGACTCCTGAACGAATGATGTATCAGCTGATCGGGTTTAAGGATATACCGATTCACTACCTGTTTATAGATGAGGCACAGAATATTTCAGAGAAAGAAGGTCGCAGCGCATTCTACTATCAAGTAGTCGGAATGCTGAATCGCTCAGAAATGCGACCTCATATGATATTTGCGTCTCCGCACATCCCCAATCCAGATATCTATCTGGAGTTAATTCCGAACGGGATTCAGGGAGATCGGTCTGAGATGACCTCGTTATTTACTCCGGTCAGTCAGGAAAAGTTCTTGATAGATTTGCAGGAGAGGAAACTTGGTTATTATAACGGCCTCACAGAAGAACTGCATGTGCTTCATTCCTTTGAGCCAGACCGTGACTTTCAGTCGTTCATTACTGAGCTTGGCGAAGGAAAGAAAAATCTGATTTATTGTAATGCAAAGGCGAAGGTCGTAAAGTTTGCCCGCGACTATGCTGAAACACTGCAGCCGCTGAACGATCCCGACCTGATTGCTCTTGCAGAGGAAATACGAGAGCAGGTGCATGAGGATTATTATCTTGCGGGTACTGTTGAAAAAGGTGTCGCATACCATGTTGGTTATCTGCCGACGAGTATCCGGTTGCGTATAGAAGAACTCTTTCGGAAGCGCGACGGAGGTATTCATACCATTTTCTGCACCAGTACGCTGCTGGAGGGCGTAAATCTTCCTGCAGATAATCTGTTTATTACGGATCACAAAAATGGGTCGTATCCAATGTCGGCAGTCGAGTTTCGGAACTTGATCGGACGGGTAGGAAGAATTCAGTATACGCTTTATGGGAATGTTTTTCTGGTTTGTCTTGCAGATGATGATAAGACTAAGCCGGAAAATTATGTGACTCTGTTGAAGAAAGAAGTCGAAGCACAGACGCTTTCGATTGTATCTATAAGCGATAGAGAAAAGGAATATGTCCTTGATTGTCTGCGTCAGGGTAAGACAAAACTTGAGAAACTGAGCGACCAGACAAATGAGCAGTTTTCTTTAATGCGCAAGTCCGCAAATATTCTTCTTCGGGAGATCATGCTTGACCGCAGAGGTCGGGTTCGCAGGGAGTTTGAGGAGAAAATGACTGCGAGCGATCCCGTGCTTATAAAGGAGATGTTTACTGGTAGAAAAAATGAACCGGACGATGACATCAATGTTTCTGTGGATCAGATTGATAAAGTAGTAGCGGCTATTGAGAACGGGCTGGATTATCCAAGGGTGAACATCTATGGCTATGTAGGATTCCAGCCGACACTACAGTTCCTTGAAGGGCTTTGTGATGCATTCGACTGGGAAACCTACGAAGGCAGTACGCTGGGACGATTAAACAAGGAAGGGAAACATTCAAACCTTAGATTTTATGCCACGTTGCTTACTCAATGGCTTACCGGTAATGGAATCAAATACATGATCGATCAGGCCATATCGTATAAGCAAGGGAAGAACATTTATATCAACGGTGAGTCAAAGCCCTTCGATGACAGCGAAGAGCACAGAAACAAAGTGATCGAGGATACGCTTAATAACGTAAATGATATTATTCTGTTTCGGCTGTCGAATTACTTCATGCGTTTTTCGACGGAGCTTAAGAAATATCACCATCGTGATTTCTTGCCGAACGACTGGTACGAGTATGTGGAATACGGAACCACGAATAAGATATGTATCCTGCTTCAGAAGAACGGCTTCTCTCCGGAAACGGCGACATACATTCAGAAGCACGAGGATATGTACATCATAAGAACTGACGAGGGAGTAAAGGTATCGCTTTCCTTGCTTCAATGTGAGCGGGTTTCCGTGAAGGAAGAGGCAAAGACAGTACATAACAATATGCCGGAGCTCTTTGACGAATAGCCGCTTGTAGAGTGCCATTGGATTTAGTGTGAATGATTGGGTGAGAAGTCAATGAATGAAAAAATAGTGATAAGAATGAATACAAAAGCCATACGGCACTTGAAAAATGCAGATGAAGGAATTGCTGATTTAATCGGTAGAATTGGCGAGCTTGAGTATACCTTGCATGACGAAAATCCATATGGATTTCTTGTACACGAGATATTGGAACAAATGCTTTCTACAAAAGCAGCGAAAAAGATTCATGGCAGACTGAAAGAATTGTGTAACGGAGAAATTGAACCTGATGTTATAAATAAGCTGACTGACGAACAGGTTAAATCCATAGGAACTTCTATTCAAAAGGTAAAATACATTCGTAGTCTTACCAACGCTGTAATTGGAGGAAAACTTGATTTTAAATCACTACAATTACTAAGCGACGTGGAGGTGATAAATGAATTAACTAAGATTCAGGGGATAGGTAACTGGACGGCAAAGATGTACTTGATATTTGTCCTTGATCGCCGTGACGTGCTGCCTTTTGAGGATGGAGCCTTTTTGCAGAGCTACAGGTGGTTATATAATACCTCAGATACGGCAAAGGAATCTATTATAAAAAAATGCGATTGCTGGAAACCCTATTCATCTGTCGCAGCAAGATATATGTATATCGCTCTTGATAGCGGATTGACAAAAGAGCAGCGAAACTAAGAAAAGCATTGGAGGTGCTACAATGGCAAAGCAACAGGATTTAAGAACATATCGTAGACGAGGAGTTACTCGCGAAAGTGGATATCATACTTGCGAAGAAACAACGGGCGGAGAATGCTTAATAAAAAGAGCAAGCAGATTTGTATGCCAAAATGAACAGGAGGTTTTTGTTTTTCGTAGGAGCTCTCTTGAATTGGTCGAATTGTTTGAGAAAGGTGTATCACTGATAGCTTTTGGCGGATATGTTCATTCCAATGAAAAAGCTGTGGTTTCATTGGATATGAGCTATTGCTATGAGGGACAGGGTTACGCTATTGGTGAAGGAGTTGAACAGGTAATTGAAGAAAATAGCTGGAAAAATATTGGCTTTCATGCCGAACAGTTGATCAATAAAGATTCCTCCGTGATAGATGTCGTTGTAAAAATGACGATTACCAGTCAGGTAGGTAACCAGCTTGATTTTATATGTTTTGATTTTGACGTTGTTGATAAAGCGGATTTTACTGACCTTTCTTGTGCAGTTAGTTTTTATCAGAAAACATACATGCATGTTCCGTATTTATATTATCTGAAGACTGACTTACCTTTTGAAGAATATCTATCGGGCAATGTTGCTCTGACAGAAGGTAGAAGGGTAGTATTGAAAAGTTGTAATCGCTGTGGCCGATTCTTACCAATAAACATAGATGATGAAATGAAAACTTTGAGTTTCTCGCTTCATTGCAAGAAAAGAGCACCTTGTGTTCATTCTACCTTTAGGGCATATGAAATTCAGAACAGGGATGAGTTGCGACCGGACGATCTAAAGGGACTCAAGTTGGAGGACAATAAAGTCGTTTCTTATTATGGCCATCAGCTGGAGTGCAAGGCTTGTAAAAAGTTCTTTGTTAATGCTCCGCTTAATCCGCAAAGAAACGCTCAACAATTTAAGGAAGATGGTTTACGAAGACGCGCCATTGAGGTTCTTGTGAATGATTTGCTTAACAGAAACCTCGTACATTTTGAATTTGAGAAACGAACGAAGAAAGAGTTCTCAAAGTATATATGGGAGAAGTTTGATAAGCGGTGCTTCAAATGCGGGCCAGATTCAGATCCAATAGCTTTAGGTGAAATGGCCTTAGACCACACCTTACCATTGGCGTATTTATATCGCCTTGATGAGACGGCGACATGCTTGTGCAGCAGTCATAACTCTCAAAAAAGCGATCATTTTCCTGTGGATTTCTATAGTGAAGATGAGCTTGAACGCTTAAGCAAAATCACCGGTTTGAGTATGAAGCAGTTACATACTCGCGAGGTTAACAAAGAGGTTCTTGATCTTCTGATAAAGAATGTAGTTTGGTTTTATGATGAGTTCCTTATGACTCCAGATTATCAAAAAGTGCGGGATGGAATTAGGACGGCAGACAAAATAAATGATTCACTAAAAAGGATCATTGCTGGAAAAGCTGATCTTGCCGAGGAGTATAAAAAACGCACAGGGCGTTATCCAAAGTCAGTAACTATCAGATGATGTTAAAAAGAGACTGCAGGCCAGAATTCACCGGCCTGCAGTCTGCTGAGTTATCCTTTTTTCATTAAAAACAGATATTGATGTTCTACGGTTGCTCCTTTATCTTTGATTCCATGTTTTTCGATTGATTCAACATTTTCACTTCCTCTATATACTTCTGTAAATTGAGGAAGTGCTCGTTTGGATAGTTCCTCGGCCATATCGACCTTATCTGTTTTTCCAAGATGAAGGATCACTTTACCATGAGGCTTTAATACGGCAGCACACATATCAAAGAAGGATTTATATATATCGAAGTTTTTCTTTTGCTTCTGGTCGAGGAATAATGTTTCTGCGTTTTTATAATCCTGAGCCTCCCATCCGCACAGCCATAGACGCATCCAGTTTTGCATATAGAAACGGATGGAGTCCGCAAAAGGCGGAGAACATATTATTGCGTCTACTGCCAGATCTTTTTTGCCGAGATCGTTATAATCGCCGTATATGGCACTTCCAGAGACATAGCGCTCAAATGAACCTTTATCAAAGGAAAGCAGAAGTTTATCTTTTATGTGCGCTACCACATTTTTATAGATAAAATCGCCTTTGGGCGCGTATGGCGTAAGCGGGTGAGAATTTCTTGATAGCGCATAGGGACGATTTCCATGTAAAACATGAAGAAGGCATGAAAAGATCATCGCTTCCGGTGGAGTTATGGAAGATTTGATTTTCGGTACAAAATATCGTCTTGCGCTTAAAATTTCTCTATAAGTGTCAGGGTGAAAGTACGCAGGTAATTTACCATTAAAGCCAAAATCGTTATAGAGTACGATGTCGTTATTTATAACATCCAAGTCTTTTTCTGCATTGATGAAACTATCCAAGGCATCAAGTGCTTTAAGGCAATCGTCAAGGTCTGGTTTTTGTAGTTTAGCCATAGTTACAACATAGGCCAATTCGCTTAAGTCATTACCTATACCTACTCTGCCTTGAAGGCAGGCTTCAAGCGGGATAGTGCCTACGCCGCATAAAGGATCAAGAATAACATCGCCCGGATTTGTAAATTGATTTACCATAAAGTGAGCAATTGCGGGCTTTAGTTTTCCGTGATACGAGCATAGTGAGTGCCACGGATGTCCCCAGTTCCTTCCAGAGTATGGCTCTTGCCGGTATGGCATATTTTCAATAAAGTTAGAAGCTTCGATTTTAAATTTATCTTCAGGTGAACCATTTTTATGTAGAATAAACTTTAGCAAACGCTGAGAGAGAACCATTCCATTTTTCGATCTTCTTTCGCGAAGAATTTCCTCACCATAAAGCTCAAAGCCGTGGCTTCTGCATATATCAGAAAGCACCTCGTGTGTTGGGATATGGACACCTGCAAATTGTGAGTCCCCGATGTCCATGATAAAGATTCCTTGATCTTTGAGGGCATGGGACAATTTGCCTATTACAATATCCATGTCTCTAAAATATCCGGCCACCATCAGCGGGATTCGTTTGTCGTAGGCTACTGGCTCTAATTCATCAATATAAGGCTTTACGCAGTCGAGGACTGCAATGTCGGTCTTCCTCTTTGAAACATTGTTTATTCCAGCGATAATACCTTTTGAATGGAATTCTGGCAAGTCTTTTTCGGAGTCTATGCAGTCTGTTAGTTTTAATTCGAGCTTTGTGTTTCTGATGTAATTTGTCCCGTTTAGATATGGCGGTGACGTTATGACACAGTCTATTATGCTTTCCGCTGTGATGTTGCGTGCATCTGCGTCTAAACACATCGTTTCAGACAAAGTCGGGCAATCATCACTATCTATATCAGCGATAGCTTCCTCGATTTTCTGAATATAATTTGCAAGGACATCTCTATCAGCCTCACTTTTTTCTGATTCCTTTGCTGCACGTAGGTCGCCTTGCCGGATCATCTTTGAGGCACGTACCGTTATGGAGGCTAACAGAACTAATGCAATATCTTTCGTATCATTATCTGCAATATTCTCTACTTCTGATTTTAAGGCCAATAACAATCTTAGAACGGCATCGTCAAAGAATTTCTCAAAGCCATTCCAGTTGATTGGATCAAATGATAGCTGATAATTATAGTTCTTGATTTTTTCAAGAAACTTCTGGAGGTGCATACTTCCGACGCCTGAGCTCCTTAACCGATGCACAGAATTAACCTTTGCCTCAATGACCTTCTGCATGAATGGATTGGTTTCACTATAATATGAGGCAATTCCATATTTGGAAGCCACCAGTGATGTTGTCCCCGTTCCACAAAAAGGGTCGTAGATGGTTTGGATTTTATCGACGCCTACTTCTTTAATAAGATCATCGATCAAGCAGGAAGAATAGCCCTCAAGATATGAATACCAACGGTGTATGCGCTCTCCCTTATTTAACGAGAACGTTCCCGCTGCCGCTTTTGAATACTTTTTACTCATGCTTACCTTTTTCCTCTTTTTCTTGATTTGTGTGTTCAACAACATCTTCTATTGAACAATCAAAATAATTGCAAATACGGTCGATAATATCGAGAGAAACTATCTCTCCCCGACCCATTTTGTCAACAGTGGATTTTGAAATCCCGGCTTTTTGCATGAGCTCTTTTTTTGTCATATCTTTGTCGATCAACAGTTTCCATAGAGGCTTATATGTAAATGCCATGTTTATACCGCCTTTCTTATTCAACACTGCTTTCTTAGTATACAGCAAAAGTAGTGAGAAGTCAACATATTAGCACTTAGAAAAAAGTAAAAAAGTTGTGAAAACTATTGTGTTTTCCAATGGACAATGATATAATTATACTGGATTTTTGCAGTAGGAGATAAAAATGAAGGTAATCACGCTTATTCAGCCGTGGGCGACGCTTGTCGCTCTTGGAGAAAAAAGAATAGAAACAAGAAGCTGGAGCACAAATATACGCGGAGAGATTGCTATACACGCAGGGAAAAAAGTTGATAAAAGCGTTTTTGATCAGCCTTTTTACTCAGACATTTTTCGTAAGTATTCAATTACTCCCGAAAATATCATTACTTCATCAATCATTGCTGTATGCAAAATAGTTGATGTTAAGCGAACAGAAGATTTAACTAATGTAATCTCTAATCAGGAGCGTGCTTTTGGAAATTATAGCCATAATAGATTCGGGTGGATTTTAGATGATATAAAATCCATTGAACCTATTCAAGGGGTCAAAGGCATGTTGGGCTTTTGGAATTATGAAGATAAGGGTAGAACTGATATATGAATAGTTGGAAGGAAAACACAGCCGAATTAATAGCTCAGTCAGCCAAGGCTTTTTATGCCGACCTACAGAATGATCCAAACGGAAGATACCGTTCGTGGGAGTACTGTTACATCAAATTTTATGAAGCAAGGCAGATTGAGTTCCCTGACATTGATTATCTTAGCTTGCAGCTATCTTTTTATTTGGCAAGTTGGGGAATGTATAGAGGATCGTCATTTTTGTTGCAAAAAGACTATAAAATACATATTCCAGTTATTGAGGAGCTTTTGGACAGAAAATATGATCCGCTTTTCGGTATAGAATGTTCAAAACTTCGGGACAGAAATAATCAAGAATTGCTTGTTGAACTGAATGACTTTCTTGAACGATACTATGATGATGTTCGTCGTGATGTTAAAGACCAGTATGTAAAGAACAAGCTGTCAGCCACGCTTATTACAAAAACGCTTATGGGCACAATGGGATGTGTACCAGCCTATGACAGGTATTTTATTGATGGAATAAAAAGGCAAAAAGTAGCCACAGGCATTTACAATTTGAAATCGGTATTAATGCTTGTTGATTTTTATGAGGCAAATAGAGACATTCTGGAAAATGCAAGACGCGGACTTAGGATAGGGAAAATGCTATATCCACAGATGAAACTTCTTGACATGGGGTTTTGGCAGATTGGATTTGAAGCCAATAAAGAATAATAAAACTGGAGGTTAAGTATGGACGGAAATTCTGATGAAAAAAAGATCTGGGGTATTCATACCCAGAATGACAATCTGTTTTTAAGTAAGGACTTAATCGCCATCGGTTGGAGAGATTTTGGAGACCTGACAAAAGTGGATGCAAGCCGGGATGCGTTCAAAGCCCACTATCTTGAAGCATATCCTGATGCAAAGAAAGGCCAAATTGCTAACGGAGCAGGTATGCTTTTCCGCTTTATCCACGAGGTGCAGATCGGTGATTATGTTGTATTTCCGTCCAAGTCTGACCGGAAAATCAACATCGGAACCGTCGAGGGTGATTATTACTACGAGGATAACGACGGCGAGTATGTTCAGCGCAGAAAAGTAAAATGGCTGAAGCATATCCCACGTCTCAGCTTTTCACAGGGGGCGTTATACGAAGTGGGTTCCGCTATGTCCTTCTTCACGGTTAAGAATTATGCTGACGAGTTTTTGGCTGCTCTGGACAAGGATTTCAAGAAAGCGGCTGCATCAGTCGAAGCAGACGATGAGAGCGTCGGCGCGACCGCAGATGACATCGTAGAGAATACGAAGGACTTCATTCTGAAGGAACTTAGCAGGCAGCTTAAGGGTTATGATCTGGAACGATTTGTGGCAGACCTGCTTCGGGCGATGGGATATCGGACAACAGTCTCGCCTCAAGGAGGAGACAGTGGCATTGATATTACAGCATATAAAGACGAGCTCCCTCCGCGCATCCTTGTACAGGTAAAGAGCCAAGACAGCGATATTAAGGAAACAACGATTCAGTCCCTTAAGGGAGCGATGCGGGAAGGCGACTACGGCCTCTTTGTTACTCTTTCTAATTACACGAAAAATGCTCAGAAATATTTGGACAGCACACCGATCATCCGTGGCATAAACGGAACCGAGTTAGTAGACCTCATTCTCAAATACTATGAGGAGCTAAGTGAGAAATACAGAAAGATGATCCCGCTGAAGATGGTATACATCCCGGTACCAAAGGACGAAAATTAAACCTTTTAAGGTTTCCTACACAATTTAAGGATACCTATACTTTTTAAGGATTGCCATTTAGGGGTTTCGGAAAGGAGGCACAGCCGGAATGAGTACAGCGACAGCAAGGGCATATCAGCCGCGATTCGCAGGCCGGTTTGTGCCTTTTGAAATGCCCAAAAGCCCGCAGAATAAGGCTTTCTACGGGCATTGGAGTACATATTCGGGAAAAGCACATTGTATCAAAGATAGCGTCTTGTTAGATCCGGCCTGTGGCTCGGGATCGTTACTTCTTAAGGCGGCGAAGATTCTGGGAAAAGAACATGTAAGACAGGGATTCTATGGTCAGGAAATCAACCTTACAACATATAACCTCTGTCGAATAAATATGTTCCTTCACGATATAGATTTTGATAAGTTCGATATAGCAAATGAAGATACGCTGGTTTCACCACAGCATTGGGATGATGAACCTTTTGAGGCAATCGTTTCAAATCCACCTTATAGTATCAAGTGGGAGGGCGATGATAATCCGGTACTTATAAATGATCCGAGATTTTCACCAGCAGGAGTACTTGCACCTAAGTCAAAGGCAGATATGGCATTTATTATGCATTCACTTGCATGGCTTGCAACAAATGGTACTGCTGCTATCGTATGCTTCCCTGGAATAATGTATCGCGGAGGTGCAGAGAAGAAGATTCGTCAGTATCTGATAGATAATAACTATGTAGATACAATCATACAGCTTCCATCTAATCTGTTCTTTGGCACATCTATAGCTACATGTATTATGGTGCTTAAAAAATCTAAGAGTGAGAATAAAACACTATTTATAGATGCTTCAAATGAATGTGTAAAGGTTACAAATAATAATAAGCTTACACCTGAAAACATTCAGAAGATAGTTGATACATTTATGGCAAAAGAGGAAGAAGTGCAGTATTTCTCAAGACTCGTTCCGAATAGTGAGATAGCAGATCAGGATTATAATCTATCTGTTAGTACATATGTGGAGCAGGAAGATACAAGAGAGAAAATAGATATCAAGGTGCTCAATGCCGAGATAAAAGAAATAGTCGCCAGAGAGCAGGTTCTCAGAGATGAGATAGATAAAATCATTGCCGAGATAGAGGGAGAATGATATGGCTATAAATGGAGTAAATGAAAAAGAATGGAAGCTTTTTAGAAAAATGATCCCTGGTTGGCAGGAAGCTTATATGGAAAAACTCTGCAAAGAATATGTAGGGATTCTATCTTCTAGCAGAAATGCTTCAGACAAGTTTTGGGAGCTTGAGAAGAGAATTAATAAAGATAAGAAAGATACAGGCGTAGTAGCCCATATGAGTCGCTCAATGATGCTTGAAAATATAGTTTCATTACTGCTTGAGGGGGCTATAACGGTTGATGACCTTGAGGGATTCAGTGAGGAAACTATAGAAATAGTTAAAAGATGGGCAAGAATCGGAGAAGAAAATGAGTAAACTTGATGAACTGATAAAAGAATACTGTCCGGATGGGGTGGAGTATAAAAAGATTAAAGAAGTATATAAAAGGCTAAAAGGAACACCTATAACGGCGGGAAAAATGAAAGAAATAGCGTCTGATTCTGGAAACGTTAAAATAATTGCAGGTGGAAAAACAATTATTATGGCTGATAGGGAAGACATCCCCAATGCAAATATTATTGATGTTCCAGCTGTTTTGGTACAATCTCGCGGAGTGATTGATTTTGTATATTTGGAAGAACCATTTACATTTAAGAATGAAATGTGGGCTTATACGACAGATGAGCAGGTATCAGTAAAGTATTTATATTATGTTTTGAAGAATAATGTCTTTCATTTTAGAGATGCAGCTTCTGGAATGGGCTCATTACCACAGATTTCTCTTCCAGTCACAGAAGACTTTGTGTTCCCCGTACCTCCACTGGAGGTACAACGTGAAATAGTCCGCGTGTTGGACAAGTTCACGTTACTTACAGCCGAGCTTACAGCCGAGCTTACAGCTCGTAAGAAACAGTATGAATATTATAGAGGAGAACTTCTTTCCTTTGATACAGATATAGAAAGAAAACGTCTGGAAGATATTGCGGAGATTGGAACAGGAAGCAGTAATACTAATGAGGCGGTAGAAGATGGCAAATATCCATTTTATGTTAGGTCTCAGATACCGTTATTAAAAGATGATTATGAATATGATGAAACTGCCATTATTACAGCAGGTGATGGAGTAGGAGTTGGAAAAGTGTTTCATTTTGTTGAAGGAAAATATGCCTTACATCAGAGAGCATATAGAATTCATATTACCGATGATTCTGCTGATCCTAAATATGTGTTCTATTATTTTCAATCTCAGTTTTATGATTATATTTCTAAAGCTGGATTTCATTCTTCAGTATCCTCAATTAGAAGACCTATGTTGAATGCTTTTGAAATACCATTTCCATCGTTGGACATTCAAAAGAAAATAGTAAATGTTCTCGATAATTTTGACTCGATATGCTCGGATTTGAATATCGGACTTCCGGCAGAGATAGAAGCGAGGCAAAAACAATATGAATTCTATCGAGATCAGTTATTGACATTTGTTGAGAAGGGCGAAACAATCCTTACAGACAGACAGACAGACAGACAGACAGACAGACAGACAGACAGACAGACAGACAGA